TGATAGTTGTCTGTTCCGTCAGTGAAGGTAAACCATATTCTTTCTTGATGCTCTAGTACATCTTTCCATATTACTTCACACTGGTCGTCACTCCATACTTGACAGCTTCCGTTTGTGTAAGCTCCGTGTGCCAACTTAAACTGACGAGTAGTCATTGGTCTAGGATCTTGCCACCAACTTCTCAGTTTAGTAGGTCGATCTAAGTCGTATATAATGATAGGCTCCATATCATTCTGGATAATAACATCCAGATCCAGAAAAACGAAACGCCCAGTAGGTTTATCGTCAGCAAAATTATGAGTGTTAAAGACAAAAGTCTTAGGACGATCCCAGCAACGAGCCATACCATATTTAAAATTATCAGAGCCAAACCAATACTTAGGATGAATGCTGTCAATGTCAGGGAAGTCAATTACTTTAATCTCCTCGTCTAGCCCTTCAGGATGTTCAGTATAACAATAGAAGTGAAAGTCAAACTTTTCAGGATCAGTATGACGCTTTGCCATATTCTTTAGTTTGTTTACAAAGTGAGGACCATACTTTGTTCCCCATTTGCAGCAGACATAATTTACTCTCATTATCCCTCCCATAGTGTCAACATGATTGGATCTTCTAATTCTTCTAGTTTTATTTGCGTCTTTGCTTTCGGATCAGGTGTCAAATCTGTATTAAAAACACAAATCTTAGCATCAGGTCTGTATTGATGTATCTCTATATCGTCAGGATAAGTCATGCCTCTGTTGTATGAGTATATCCATTCGTACGGAATATTAGACCAGAAGTCTCTCTGTCTCCAATAGTGATAATTGTCACTGCCTTTGTAGAATGTTTTAAACACCATCTCATCATTGATAAGCACATCATGATAAATGTGTTTGCATTGTTCGCCATTCCACAACATCATACTTGAGTTATAGAAAGTACCTCTCATCTCGATGAATAGTCTTTCGTGTTTCTGATTCGGATCTTGCCACTTAGAATGTGCTATACGAGGTTTTTCTGCCAACTCATCTATGTCATCTATGTTGTTTTGAATGATAACATCTAAATCAAAGTAGCACCACTTTCCTTCATATTCTAACCACTCGTGTGAGTTGAATACAAGAAACTTGGCACGATCCCAACAATATCCTTCTTTGCCAAACCAATGATCTGGATGTAGAACACCGTCATCAGGAATAGGATGTGTGTCGCACTCTAGTCCTTCAGTGTCGTCCGTGTAGCAAGTAAACGTAAAAGGCTTCGTATAGTTTTTTTCAACCATACGAAAGAGATTATTTACATAATCAGGAGTGTATTTGTCACCCCATTTTATGCATACAAAGTTCATCATATTCTTTCTCAATGTCGGGAAAGTCTGCTTGCCCGTTTAATAATGCTATCGTATATTCAGGCTTGTAAGTTCCGCCTGAGAATTTGTAAGAGTAAATCTCGTTTTCTGGGAAATGCTCGAAAGTAAAGTTTTCATGGTACAAGAATCTATCGTCACCTGCGTATTTAACCATGTAATAATCTTTGTTTTCTTCCCAATACTTATATATATGCGTTGCGTCTTCCCATAACATTACACTAGAATTGAAGTTACTTAGATAATTAAAGGACCACCTAGCGTCTTTATGATAAGGAAAGTTTTTATCTTTCCAATAAGTATAACAAACGATAGGAGTATTGTCAAGCATATCAAACAGATGATCTACATCATGCTGTATTCTAACATCTAGGTCTAGATACAGAATCTTTCCAAATGTATTTAATTTGAATAATTTTACCTTTTCCCAGTGACCTTCTGTCTCTTCCTCAATAGGGATCGTATAAATATCAGAGTGAAGACCTTCTGTATCATCTGTAACGCAGACGTAGTTATATTTGTTATTGGTAGCCTCAACAATACGATTAACGTCATTCGCCGTATACTTGTCACCGTACTTTAATGTTAAAATTGTCTTCATAGTAAGATTTATTTTCTTATAAATAAAAGAGTGAACACATAGGATAATCAAATGGCTGGAATACAAAATTTAGTTATAGATCAGGGAACTACGTTTGATCTTACTATTAATGTAACCTCGGACGATGGATCGCCGACCGATCTGACTGATTATACTATTTCTTCTCAGATTCGTAAAAGTTATTATACTAGTACTTATACAGCTTTTAACACAAGCAAAGTAAACTTAACAGGCGAAATTACGCTTTCTTTAACACCTACGCAAACATCTGCTTTGAAAGCAGGTAGATATGTTTATGATGTTGAGATGGCCGCACCTGATGAAACTGTAAGAGTTATGGAAGGCATAATAACTGTAACCCCAGAGGTAACACGATAATGGCAATCAAAGTTTCGGTCCCGTCTAGCAACCCAAGAATTGTTTCAACGGTTGCTACAGGATCAAAAAGAGTAACCTCAGCCAAAGTAGAACAATTAGCTAATGTGGACTCTACTACGTTGGAAGATGGTTATACACTAGTGTATGACGAGGCATCCGGAAAGTGGGTAGCTCAAGCGATTAGTTCTTCGATTCAGCTAGAAAACTTAGACGGTGGTACTTATTAAGAATTATATTATAAAAAAAAGAAGTACTTTAATTAACAAAGGAGAAACGCCAACATGGCAACTGTAATTCAGATTAAACGCTCAACGGCAGCAACTGCCCCAACTACGAGTGCATTACAAGAAGCGGAAATGGCTTATGCACAAGACAAAGCCAACGACGGTGCAAGTGCGATTCTATACATCGAATCCGTCAATAACGACAACTCTGCTGCTATTCACAAGGTTGGTGGTAAGTACTACACTGACTTAGTAGATGGCGCAACTTCAGCTAAAACTGCTAACGCTATTGTTAAGCGTGATGGTTCTGGCTCAATCTCTGCTGATGTTAGTGGTAACGCTACAACTGCATCTGCATGGGAAACTGCTCGAACTCTTTCACTCTCTGGTGACGCTTCAGGTTCTGCAAGCATCGACGGTTCTGGTAACGTAGATATCGCTGTTACTGTAACAGGCGCAGAAGCAACTGAACTTACTGGTGTTGTTAAGGCATCAGACGGCACAACTGTTTTAAACAACGGTACTGACGGCACTGACGCTACTTTCACTGGTGCTGTAACTGGTAATGCAAGTACTGCATCTGCGCTTGAATCTGCCGTCACTATTGGTGGTGTTTCATTCGACGGTTCTGCAAATATCGATCTTCCTGGTGTAAACACTACTGGTGACCAAGACACTTCAGGCAACGCTGCTACTGCATCTGCTCTTGAAACTGCGGTCAACATCAGCACTTCAGGTGACGCAACTGGTACTGTAAGTTTTGACGGTTCTGCTGATGCAGATATCGCTCTTACACTTGCTGATTCAGGTGTTACTGCTGCAACATACGGTTCGACTACTGCTGTTCCACAGATTACTGTTGACGCAAAAGGTCGTGTGACTAGCGTTTCTGAGCAAGCAATTGCTACTTCATTCGACATTACTGACGGTGTAACTACTGATACTGTTAATGGCGGCGAAACTCTTACTTTCGAAGGCACAACTAACGAAACTGATGTTACTGTTTCTGCTAACAAAGTAACTATTGGTCTCGTAGACAACCCAACTATTGGTGGTAACCTCACTGTTTCTGGTAACTTGACTGTTTCTGGTACAACTACTCAGGTTAACACTACTAACATGGCAGTCACAGATTCACTCGTAGCTTACGCTACTGGTAACTCTTCAGACGCAGTTGACATTGGTTTCTTCGGTAAGTTCAACGACGGTGCTGCTAAGACTACTGGTCTCTTCCGTGATGCGAATGACGGCAAGTTTAACTTGTTTACATCCGAAGAAGACATCACTGGCAATGTAATCGACAAGACAGCTACTGGCTATACTGTTGCGACATTGGTTGCTAATCTCGAAGGCAACATTACTGGTAACGTAACTGGTTCACTCTCGGGTGGTACTGTTTCAGGTCTTTCTGCTGCAATCGCAGTAGCAGACGGTGGTACTGGCGCAGGCACATTCACTAGCAACGGTATCGTTTACGGTAACGGAACTGGTGCATTGCAAGCAACTGGTGCAGGTACTGACGGTTATATCCTCTACTCAAACGGTGGTACTCCA